CAAAAAAATGAAAATTATCATTATTTATGGACAAATAAAAAAATATATAAAGAATAACTTCCATAAAAAAATATAAAGTTCTCACGATTTATATTCATAATATACTACCTATGAATATAAATCAATTACCTATTCATCAAAAAATACAAGATAAATTGGACTATTTCCATAAAACGAATAAAATACCCAATATTATTATTCACGGTTCGTCTGGAACAGGCAAAAAAACAATAGTTCTCAATTTCCTTAATAAAATTTACCAAAGTGACAAACAAAAAATAAAAATGAATGTCATGTTTGTAAACTGCGCCCATGGTAAAGGAATCAAATTCATCCGCGAAGAACTCAAATTTTTCGCCAAAACGAATATACAATCCAATACCGGCGTTCCATTCAAATCCATTGTTCTCTTCAATGCCGATTATTTGACTATTGATGCACAATCTGCATTACGTAGATGCATTGAATTATTCAGTTTTACAACGCGTTTTTTTATTGTGGTAGAAAACAAACACAGATTATTGAACCCTATATTATCCCGATTTTGCGAAATATGCGTTCCTGAATATACAGATGAAAATGGAAACACGATTAATCTACATCAATATAATTTGAACAAAAAATTTGATTTCGTTGAATATGAAGATTCAAAAAAAGAATGGTTAAATGAACATATGGAAAATGCAATATGTATACAAGAAATGAAACATAATCATTTATTGGATTTAGTAAATACCATGTATGAAAATGGGTATTCCTGTTTGGATTTGGTTGAATGGTTAAAACAGTCTACTCATGAAAAATGGAATGATTTACAAAAATCAAACATAATCATGCATTATCAATCACGTAAAAGCGAATTCCGTTGCGAAAAAATGCTATTGTTTCATTTATTAGATATATTATTTTTTAGTCAAAATACTATTTAAAAAATAAACGTCTAAATTAACAAATGGACGATTTTGTTTTATCCAATTTACAGGAATCAAGAAATGAATGGTGTAGTCGGTTGGTCAGTATTTTTTCACCACTTGTTATTGAAGGTCTTCGTTCTATATTCAATGAATCATGGAAAATGTGTGTAGATAACAATGAAGTAGATAAATATTTGATGACATTTCAGAATTTACTTTCCCGTGTTCCCAAATGGAATGCTATTATTGTTGAAGAAGAACGCAAACGAATTATTGAACGAAGTGGATGTAATTATTTAGAAGATTTGATTACATGTGTTCATATTATACAATTAAAGGTATTGACATGTATTCGCGTTGGTAATAAACAGAAAAAAATAGACATATCCATTCCCAATTTAGATAATTTCATTCACAAGGTATATATCAATACTGCACGTAAATTATATGTGAATGTATATTTATTTGAGAAGAATATTAATCCACTTCAAGTGCAAAAAAACAATCGTGAATTAGAAATCATTGTTCAAGAATCCATTTTGACGGCGATTCGCGAAAGTATTCCAACCGAAGCAATTATTCGCGCATATATGGAAGAAAGTGTTGAACAAGAAGAAGAAGTCATTATTGAGAAATTAGAAGACCCTGTGCTTGAAACACCGGTTCAAGAAAATGGAGAAGAAACTGAGAAAGTGAAGGAAAGTTCGTCAAACGAAGAATTGCCGCCAATGGTTCCTTCTATACAAAACATTGACAACGAACCAGTAATTACACGTTTATCATTTAATGATTATGATTCTATTATGGATACTGAAAATAAAGTAGATAAAATATCTGCACCAAAAACAATTGAACGTTTAGAAGAAATTAGCACATCCAGAGCAATACAACGTAAATTAGAAGAAGAAAATGATGACAGTGATGACGAGAATGACCGTATAAAAATTGATACTGAACCAATGGATTTAACTGGCTTTGAATTATTAGAAGGAGATAATACATTGTCAATGAATGATATACCATCATTGGATTTTGAAGAATTACCATAAATGCGTAATAATATCTATAAAAATATTTAATAATTATTATATATTTTTATGGAAAATATACTGATTATTTCATTTTTGATTACTTTTATATTTTGCGTGATGAAATTTTTAGAAGCAAAATATTTAGACAAAGAATGGAAACCATTGAAATTCTTTGTTAGAGACGCAATCATTGTATTGATAAGCACAGCACTGGGTAGTTTCATATTTTTTCAAAATAATAATAGTATATCTGAATTATTTAATGTAGTTACAGAAACAAAAACACTAAATACTGCAAATACGCAGATATTTACCGATGCACCTGGTTTCTAAACCTTATCACTTTTTAAGTGCGCGGTAACAGTTGTCTTTGTCACTTATAAAAGCCGACGAAGTCGGCGATTTAATTGTGCAAAGGCGTAAAAAGATATTTGTAATATATATATAATATGTCACAAATAGTAAATGAACAGATACAACTATTAAAAGATAAAATAGAAAAGAAACAGCTAAAACCGAGACAGACGAAGAAAAAAATGCCGAAAACATCACCCGAACAAGTTAATCCTTTAATGAATGAAATTCAAAAAGAACCAATGAATGAAGAATTGGTAAATTTGATGGAAAATTTAGCAACAATAATGAGTAAACGTGGCGATCAAATAAGAGCAAGAGTATATAAACGAGCACAAGAGACCATACTTGCATTTCCACAACCTATCGTCAATGTTCTCCAATTGAAAGGACAACCTGGAATAGGAACAACTATCATGGAAAAACTGGAAGAATATCAATCAACTGGAACATTAGAATTGATAGAAAGAGAGAAAAACAAACCCGAATATGTGTTAAGTAATGTTTATGGAATTGGACCAATCAAAGCAAAAGAATTGGTAGAAAAATATGGAATCAAAAATATTGAAGAATTACGAGAACGTCAAGAAGAAGTTCTCAATGTGGTTCAAAAAATAGGTCTAAAATATTATGAAGATATAGAACAAAAAATTCCTCGTGCAGAAATAGATGAATATAATAATATTTTTGCAGTTGTATTCAATAGTGTTCGCGAAGATGACTCTGCATATGAAATTGTAGGTAGTTATCGTCGTAAAGTGCAACAATCCAATGACATTGATGTTATTATTACTTCTCAAAACCCAATAGTATTTGAAAATTTTATAAATGTATTAATAGAAAGAAAAATAATTGTAAATGTTCTCTCTCGTGGTAAAACAAAATCATTAGTTGTAGCAAAAATTCCAGAAAGTAAGGTTTATCGTCGGGTTGATTTCTTATATACTAAACCGGATGAATATCCATTTGCATTGTTATATTTTACTGGTAGTAAAGGATTTAACACGGTAATGCGTGGACATGCTTTGAAAATGGGATATACATTGAATGAACATGGTTTGTCAAAAATGGTTGACAAGAAAAAAACAGAAAAGGTAGACAAATTCTTTATGAACGAACGTGAAATATTTGATTTTTTAAGATTGGAATATAAAGCTCCACAAGAAAGAGTAGATGGACGGGCGGTTATTCCTAAATCAATTCCAATAGAACAAATAGGAGAACCCGGTTCTCAAAAAATAGTTGAAAACGTTGATATTTTACAACCAGGTTCTCAAATGCAAAATAAAGAGAATGAAATAAAAATTCTTAAAGTAAAGAAATCGCCTAAAAAGAAAATTCCTAAAGAACCAAAAACAAGAAAAACAAAAAAGGATATTTTAAAAAATATTTCTCCTAAATCAATTTCAAAAGAAGAAATTGGAGAACCAGGTTCTCAATTAATAGTTGAAAACATGAATTTTTTAAAACCAGATTTTCTAAAAACAATTCCTAAAGAAGAATTTGGAGAACCAAGTTCTCAGAATTTAAATATGGATTTTTCAAAAACAAATATTCCTAAATCAATTCCAAAAGAAGAAATAGGAGAACCAGAAAACAAAAAAACAAGAAAAGCAAGAAAACAGAAAAATCCAAAAAGATATATTCCTAAAGAACGAAGAACAAGAAAAATCAAAAAGGGAAAAACAAAAAAAGAAGAACCAGAGAAAAAAGAAAGTATTCAAAATGAATTAAATATAAAACAAGATAACAAAGTAATGACTGTTGATATGATACCCAATGCAGAAATTGAAAAAACAAAGAAACATATTACCGATTTTAAAAACCAAGGTATAACTATTTTAGATTCGCTAAATGAAAAAGAATTATCAGAAATAGTAATTTTAGCAAGTGATAGATATTATAATACAAATAGCGAATTGATGACGGATAATGAATATGATATTGTAAAAGAATATACTGCAAAGAAATTTCCTAAAAATATTGAAGTTGATTTGATAGGTGCTCCTGTTAAAAAAAACAAGGTAACATTGCCATATGAAATGCCGTCTATGGATAAAATCAAACCAGATTCAAATGCTCTTTCCAATTGGATGAGTAAATATAATGGACCTTATGTATTATCATGCAAATTAGATGGAGTTAGTGGTATGTATTCTACCGAAGGCCCGGTTCCTAAATTATATACGAGAGGTGATGGAAAGGTTGGTCAAGATATTAGTCATTTATTGTCTATAATGAATTTACCAAAAGAACCAAATGTAGTTGTAAGAGGCGAGTTCATTATTCCTAAACAAGTATTTGAAGAAAAATACAAATCTGTTTTTGCAAATCCGCGAAATTTAGTATCGGGAATTATAAACAGTAAAACCATTGACGAAAAATCAAAAGATTTACATTTTGTAGCTTATGAAATCATTCAACCACAGATGCCTCCAAGCCAACAATTACAAAAATTAACTGAAATGAAACATGAAGTTGTTATGAATAAATCAACGCCTTCTATATCCAATGAAATGCTGTCTGAAATACTCGTAGATTGGCGAACCAATTATATGTATGAAATTGATGGCGTTATTGTAACAGATGATAAAGTATATCCACGCATTTCCGGTAATCCAGAACATGCTTTTGCATTTAAAATGGTTCTTTCAGACCAAATGGGAGAAGCCAAAGTATTGGATGTTATATGGTCACCAAGTAAAAATGGATATTTAAAACCACGCGTTCGTATTGAACCAATTCGGTTAGGTGGTGTAACTATTGAATATGCGACCGGTTTCAACGGAAAATTCATAGAAGACAACAAATTAGGCATTGGCGCAATTGTTCAAATGATTCGTAGTGGTGATGTAATACCCTATATAAAAGCGGTTACAACCCCTGCTGAAAAGGCCAAAATGCCCAGTGTGCCATATACCTGGACATCTACACACATAGATGTTGTATTGGAAGATATAAAAGGCGATATAACTGTATTGGAAAAAAATATTACTATGTTTTTCGTAGAATTGGAAGTAGATGGTTTATCAAGTGGAAATGTAAAACGTATTATGGAAGCAGGATATAACACAGTTGGTAAGATATTGAAAATGTCTAAATCCGATTTTGAAAAAGTAGAAGGATTCAAAACCAAAATGATAGAAAAAATATACAATGGTATACATGAAAAGGTAGATAAAGCATCCTTATTGGACATTATGGTAGCTTCCAATACATTTGGAAGAGGACTTTCAAGAAAAAAAATGCAACCAATGATGGATGCATATCCAGATTTACTAACATCGCAAGATACACCAGAAGAAAAAGTGAAAAAATTACAAACAATCAAAGGAATCGGATTAGAAAATGCAAAAGGATTAGTTAACAATATTCCTACTTTCATGGCATTTTTGGAAGAAACTGGGCTAAAAGGTAAATTGAGCGAAACTGTCGCAAAACCATCTACTATTCCAATTGCTAATATAGTTATAAGCGACCCATTATATGGTAAAAAAATAGTCATGACAAAGGTTAGAGATAAAGAAATCATTGAAAAAATGGAAAAAGTAGGTGCAACTCTGGAAGATTCGGTAAATAAAAATACATTTGCTGTAATTGTAAAATCAAAGGATGATGATTCCAATAAAATAAAAAAGGCCAAAGATTTAGGAATACCGATTTATACTGTTGAAGAATTCAAAATGCAATATATGCAATAAAACAAAAAATACAGTATATACATATTTTTTGTTTTTGTTTTTATAAATATTTATGAAGATTAATTACCAAATATGGTATCATCTTTTATTTTTACATAATGAACAGGGGTTTGAACATTCACTTCAATAATATAGATATTTTGGTCTTTTGATTTATATAAACCGAAGCATTGATGCCCACCACCATTCGACCCGAATATTTCATATTTCGGGTTAGGGTCATTCTTCATTGTGTTATACATTTTTTTACCGTCATATAAATCTCTACCTGATATAGCGAACTCTCGTATGTTCTCTGTTGGTTCGTTATCTGTGATAAATTTATCTAATTCATCATAGATTTTTTGTTTATGTGTTTCGCTATTTTGTTCAGCATAGATTTGCGCAACAATTCTATCTAATCCTTGATAATCTAAATCATAATAAGACATTCTTGAAAGAATGCCTGAAGATATAAATTCTTCATCAGAAGCATAATCGTCAGATTCATCATCATATACAAAACCATATTTTTCTATTTTCTTCTTGTTTAAATATTGTCTATATCTTCGCCATTTTTTTTGTTTGCGTGTTAGAGGTTTAGTATCCGGAGTATTCATATTAGTATTCATATTAGTAAGTTAATACGATAAATAATATTATTAAAGTATTTCAATTTTATGTAAAAATAAAATACATAAATAAAAAATTGAATATAATTTGTATTATTAAATAAAATACAAATTATATGTCAAATAAAACATCTTCTATTCAAAAAAAAGGGTTGTCGCGTAATACAATTGATAAATATTATACCAAATCAAATGTTGTAAATCAATGTTTAGACAAAATAAAAGAATATATAAATATACATGAAAATGATTTGATAATTGAACCAAGCGCCGGTAACGGCGCGTTTATATCCGGGATTAAACAATTAACATCTAATTATAAATTTTACGATATAATTCCAGAAAATCCAGAAATAGAAACGCAAGACTATTTATCTTTAAATTCTAATTTCACCAAAAATTTTCAAAATATACATTGTATAGGTAACCCGCCGTTTGGTCGTCAATCCTCTATTGCAATAAAATTCATCAAAAAATCATGTGAATTTTGCAATACACTATCATTTATATTGCCTAAAAGTTTCAAAAAAGAAAGTTTAAAAAAAACATTTCCTTTAGAATTTCATTTATTATTTGAAATGGATTTAGATTACAAATCGTTTTTAGTAGATGGAGTAGAGCATGATGTCCCTTGTATTTTCCAAATATGGGCTAAAAAGGATTATAAACGAGAAATAACTGAAAAAATAGAACCAACCAATTTTATATTTGTTAAAAAAACGGAAACACCGGACATATCATTTAGACGGGTAGGTGTAAATGCTGGAAATATTGATAAAAATATAAATGAAAAAAGTGAACAATCTCACTATTTTATTAAATTTACAAACAATAAAACAATAGATGAAAATATGGATAATTTAGCTAAAATACAATTTAATTTTAATAATACAGTTGGGCCAAAATCAATATCAAAACAAGAATTAATTAAAGAATTCATCAAATTTATTTAATGGTATAATTCCTTTTGGAAATTTTTGAACTAAATTACTGCCTTTTACAAATTTCACTTTTATTCTTGGAAAATAAATATTACTTACAATTATGTATATTAATTTTGACGCTTTTTCTTTGAATAATTCTTCATCAAATTTTCTTCCTTCACCAATCATATTAGACGGCATAAATTTACAACCTCTACTTGTGAAAGTTTTTTGATCATATAATATTTCTGGTGTATTTGCATCATTGTGATCATACTTTTTACAACCAGTCACATGAATGATTGGATAATTTTTTGCTAACCACGGTTCAATAAAGTGCGAGAAAGCCCGCCCATCTTTGAATATTTCTATGATATTTTCATGTGGTAAATCTCCAAATGAATAATTTTCTATAGTATGTTCAAATGTTTTGTCTAATTCAACGCTTGGAATATTTTCACCCATATTTACTATTTTTATAATGCTAAATATGCTAAATTGTATTTCAATTTTTTAGTAAAATATTAGAAACTAATGCTTTTTTTATTTCTATTGCAGGTTCTGCACACTTTGATGTATCCGGTATTTTAATAGGATTATAGGATGATTCAGTTTGATAATTTTCTAATTTTTTTGAAAATCTAACATGCTTTGTTTTATTCCGTTTCTTGTTTTTCTTGTTTTTATTTTTTATAGTTTTATTTTTCATTATAATATAAAACTATATTTTCTTCTAAGCATAAGATGGTATTTTATCAATGTTTATAATAGTTTGATTTTCTACATCAGTAATTTCAAATTGTGAAAATAGCGGAAGGGCGAATTGTTCATGTGGTATATGTTTATGAACCGTTCGTGCAATCATTTTATATAATTTAAAATTTGGATAGCGTTCATCACCATTTGATTTATACAACACATTTTTATCATTGTCGTCCATACACCAACGAACAATCATTTTTTGGAAATCATCTAATTTTTTAGGATTGTAATCATCATCAATTACAAAATCATATATAGAGCAACCTAATCTACATAAATCAAAACTCATATTGGGGTCCAATCGCGGTTTATTTTCATTCATAAATGGTTCGCAATTATATTGAGTAGCAGCGTCGCCTCCGGTGGCGAAACTATCACTACATAATGTTTTACCTTGATATTTATAAATACTTCTTCCAAAATCAATAATTTTGTATATTCTTCCATAGGTAGGAACTTTATAATATTTATTATTCAATTTGTAATATAAAAATTCAATATCCGTATTGATGTACATGATATTATTTGTATGTAAATCATTGTGTGTAAAATGAAATGCTTTCTGGTAAACGGCTAATGTAATTACAATTTGAAACATTGCACTTGCTGATTGTTTTTCGTCTAGAACGTTATTTTCAAAAAGATCATCAATAGTTCCATCACATTTTTCTAAACAAATCATTTGTATTGGGAATTTTGAAACATATGCATATATTTCTTCTTCAAAATCTTCATCATCTTCACTGGAACCACCCGAAGTCTCGCTACTACTACATGTAGTATAGCTTGCATTATCATCATCATCGTCTTCTTCTTCATCACTTGTATAATTCAATTCACTTTTATCAGAAGAAGCTGACGATGATGACGATATAGAATTTTTGTTTGAATTATTTTTATAAACCAATTCGCCGTCCGATTCTTTTTCTTCTTTACTGGAAATATTAGAATCATCTAAAATATCAGCCCCCAACGAAATGGCGGATAAATTATGAGGATTAGATAATGATGAAATGGCTATTTTTTTTCGGTTACGACGAGAACCAAAACTCATTTTTTCTTCATTCTCATTATAAGTAATTGAAAACAAAACTCCTACATTTTCATTAAAAAATTTGGAACCATTTAAATATTCTAAATCATCCGTAACGTTGGCTTTGAATTTTTCTTGAATACCTAAAAATGACCCATAAAAATCAATACCATGCACAAATCCATGATGATTTAATAATTGACTACTTAAAAAACTAAAAAAACAGTCTGTATATGCCATATTGTTGTGGCCTTTGAATTTAGAAAAACACAAATCATCATCAACGATGGTAGGAAGAACATAATCTTTGTCTAATTGATCATATTTACCAATCATATATCGTATTGGGTCTAAAAGAGGCGAGAACTTGATGAATACATTTTTCTTATGGAGAGTATTTGTTTCTAAACATTCTACTTCTTGTAAATTTTTAAATTGATATTTTGAATTCAATGAAATACGATTATAATTTGTTTCGTCCATTTCAAAATAAAGATTATAAATGGGATTATAATTTTGAAATTTAGAAATTGAAAATGGTTTATAGTCATTGTCATTGTCTACTTGATTGGAAACATATTGTTTTCCCAATTCTTCTAAATCAATTTCTTTTTTTTTACAAAAATTGATATGAAATAATTTTTCTGAATTTCCTAAATCTGTCATAATAGTTTCTGTATATTTACTCATGAATATTAAAACAAGAGTATTTTAACTTATTCTTACTAAAAGAAAGATCTTTATATCGTATTTTCGCATATACGTTGTGTTTTATACAATTAATTTATATCTATACATTAAATTATTTAGGAAAAGTATGACGTTAGAATTAAAGAAATTTGATATGAGAGCAATCACTTTCAAACCGGATGAAAATAAAGGTCCGGTCATTGTTATGATTGGTCGTCGTGATACTGGTAAATCGTATTTGGTAAGAGATTTATTATATCATCATCAAGATATCCCAATTGGAACAGTCATATCTGGAACAGAAGCAGGAAACGGTTTTTATGCAAGTCATGTTCCAAAATTATTTATTCACGAGGAATATAATACAGTATTAATTGAGAACATATTACGTCGTCAAAAAACCGTGTTAAAACAAGTAAATAAAGAAATTGAAACCTATAAAAGAACTACTATAGATCCGCGTGCATTTGTTATATTAGATGATTGTTTATATGATCAGACATGGACTCGTGATAAAATGATGCGTTTACTTTTTATGAACGGCCGTCACTGGAAAGTGATGCTTATTATAACAATGCAATATCCATTAGGTATTCCACCCAATTTGAGAACAAATATAGATTATGTATTTATTTTAAGAGAACCTTATATGACAAACCGCAAAAGAATATGGGAAAATTATGCATCCATGTTCCCCACATTGGAATCATTTAATTCAGTCATGGATCAAACTACTGAGAACTATGAATGTTTAGTAATAAATAATAATGCAAAATCCAATAAATTACAAGACCAAATATTTTGGTATAAAGCCGAAGGGCGACCGGATTTCAAACTAGGTTCCAAAGAATTCTGGGAAATTTCTAAAAATATGGGTTCCGATGATGAAGATGAAGCATATGACCCCAGTAAATCAAAAAAGAAAAATAGTGGTCCCGCAATAAATGTTAAAAAATCAAAATGGTAAGAAACTACATAAAATTTTTTGTATATGAAAATATATGATGATGCATTTGAAGCATTGATTACTTTAATTTATAATGATAATTTTTTCATGTTTATTACACCGATCGGAAAGAAAAATGATACAAAATACAAAATATTGAGGAAACACTTCCACTTTGAAACTATTTCTCTATTTGACTTTATCAAATAGAGAAAAATAACATTATTTATTCATTATCCATTTCTACTTGGATACTATCCGCACGTTGAGCATTATCCATTTCAGCTTCCTTTGTTTCTTGCTGTTTCATTTTTGACTCACGTAACATTTCATTACGAATATTTGTTGTTTCTACGTCAGCAGCTTCACGCTCTTCAAAATTAACAGTTTCGCGAACCCCAATCAAATTACCCTGTTCGTCCATAGTTTGTGTTAATACGTTTCCGGATTTTTCTGCTAATTTGATATTTTCTTCAATAGCCTTCTTTTTAGTATCCTTAATACGTTGTTCAAATTCTTGTTTTGCTTTGGCTTCATTTTTAATTTTTTCTTGATGTAATTTATTTAATTCTTCTTCCATAAATTCAACACGACCTGTTTTGTAAGCATCTGGGTCCCACGGAATCCAGATACCAACTGGTCCTACAAAAATATCATGATTTGGATCATATTCACGAAGTTTTTTGCAATTCATTTCAGCTTCTTCTTGATTTGAAAATACACCTCTTACTTTTAATCCACGGACTGATGTCTGGAATGCATTTTCACGTTGGAATTGGGTTGATAAACGATCCTCATTTTTATCCATGAAATTATTAAAATCATCATCAATAGATGATTCCTTTAGCTTACTTTCCTCTTCTTTTGAAAATTCATTGAAATCATTTATAACATCCTCTACATTCAAATTATATTTATAGGATAAAAAATGAATGAAATCAAAGAATTTAGCCATAGATTTAGTAAACTCCCATTGTTTTAGAAAATGTTCAAACATGAATAATTCGCGTTTTTTCAATATCTTTTCAGGAGAAATGAATGACATGCAAGCGAATTTTTGTCCAGCGATTGGAGTATCCTCGTCACATAAATCAATATATTTTGGATTTGGTTTTCCATTATCCAAGTTCTTTCTTTCAAAGTTGGCCATAATATTATTTAGCAAAAAATATGTTTAAGTATTTTTTTAATTTAATATATTAATTTTATTAATAATCTAATATTTTTTTTATTAGTAATATTATATAGTCGCCATGACATTTGATTTAGCCGAATTAGTAAAACGTATTGTTAAGTATCTTATTGAAGGTCTTGCCGTTGCCGTAGTTGCAATGATTGTTCCACGTAAAGCCCTTGCTGTTGATGAAATCCTTATCATCGCATTAATCGCCGCCGCCTCATTCAGTATTTTAGATACATTTGTTCCATCCATGGGATCATCCATGAGAGGTGGTGCCGGATTTGGTTTAGGCACAGGTTTAGTTGGTGGTATCAAACTTGCATAAACAACCAACTACATTTACAAACTTTGAATAATGTTGTTTTTATAAACAACACTATTTTGTTATATTTATTGCATTATATTATGTAATATATATAAATAACCATGAATTCATTTAACACAATAGGTTCTGGTATTGTGTCAAAAATATTAGACATTGATAAATTCTCATTCAATGATACTTTATATGAAAATACTGGATTATATGGAGAAATAACTTGGGATGATACTGGATATTATGAGGGTTTTCCTAGTTATTTTATAGTAAACACGATTGACGGGACTTGTAATATAACCAATTTAGACTCATTAACAAATGCTGTATTACCGTTAGCCAAAAAAATTAATGCTAGTTATACAGCAGCAACGTTAAATACCAGCGCTACAATATATCATTGTCAATGGACAGGGTATTTCAAGGCAGATTTTACTGGAACTTGGACATTTTCATTAAATACTCTTAATTTTGGTATGTTGTGGATAGGAGATACAGCTATTACCAATGAAAAAAATAATACATTATTAACTGATACAGGTGATAATATAGCATCAACCCAAACTATTAATTTGATAAATGGGAAATATTATCCAATAAGAATAACCTGGGGAAAAAGGACAGCTTATACCAATCCTGCGTTTTCACTATCAGTTACGAGAAATGGAACAACAATTACGAATTTAACGAGTTATTTATATTCAGCAAAGCCGAATAGTTCTACTCTCATTGGTATACCAGCAGTTTTTATAAAGAAAAATGCCAATACCAATGATAATTTATATGCTCCAAAATTATTTGCGCAATATACAAAAGCAGGTTATCATGGTAATGTTGTAGATTTTGTTCAAAATAATCCTATATATAACGGATCCTGGAGTGGGATAGATTATGTTGCAAATATTGGTTCTATGACCGAGGTATCTTCTACATTGAGCTTTGCAATTCCTACTGCTGAAGGAGTTAATAACCTTTTTTCAATATTATATTCTGGTTACTTCAAGGCAGATTTCACGGGGACATTTACATTTAATTTTAATACAGACGATGAAACCTATTTATGGATAGGTGACTATGCCATAAGTGGATATACAACATCAAACCGGTTAGTTTATTCGTATGTTGGAAGTAATGGATCTGGTTCTATATCCCTTGAAAATGGACAATATTACCCAATCAGAATATTATATGGCCAAAATACTGGTCCTGGGTCTCATACATTATCATTTACGCGAAATGGACAAACAATTACAAATTGGACTGGATATACATTTCATCCAATCACGCCCATGACAGGGTATCCAAAAATGTTTATAGATGAAATTATTTATATTGGCGGGGCAGATAGTCCAATAAAATCATATTTCACTGATTATTACGTAAATGTTCCATATGGCGTGAATCTTGATAAATATGCAGGTAGGTATGACGTGACATCTAGTTCATATTATTATAATCCAAACGCTTCACCGGTTGAAGTTGCAAAACCATACGAAGTGTTCAGAGGCGGGACCGCAATGATAAATAGTTTTGCATACACTAATTGGTGGGGTGGAGGAGCAAATATTGTTGGATACGCGTCTATAACAGAATATTCATTGGATTATACTCGTAATTCTTATGCGGTTGGCGGAGTTTATCAAGGCGGCGGGTCTGCTGTAAATACATTTTCAACAACTTATTATACAAGTGGTGCAACAACTGCAACAGCTAGCGGTGAATGGATTCAAATAAGCACCCCTTATAATATGCGGTTAACAAGTTATAGTGCACGTTCACGTTTCACTGATAGCAGACTTCCTGTTCAATATGTAATATTAGGTTCAAATGATGGTTCAATATGGTATGCACTTGATGTCGTTGATATTGGGACAGCAGCAAATTACTCACCATTGAAAAAATATACAATAAATACTACTACATACCCATATTCCGGTAATTATTATAGTTATTTCAGATATGTAATTCAAAAATTAGATACAAAAGTTGGCGCTACTGTTACTGATAAAGAATATGCTCATGAAAATCAATGGAATTTAGTAGGAGTTAAAGAACCAATTACTCAAGATATTGTGTATATTGGTGGTCTTTCCAGTCCAATCAAATCGTATTTTACTGATTATATTATAAATGTCCCAACAATTGATGGAAGTCTTAATAAATATGCAGGTAATTATGCAGTAACTGCGTCAAGTATGTATGATACAACCACTTGGTTGCCTTATAAAATGTTCAACGACAGTTTTACATATACTCCTTCAAGAATCGAATATTCCCCCGGATGGCATTCAGCGGGTGTAAATGTAGCATATAAACCTATGACAAATCAAGTATTACCTTATACATATAATCCATATGATTCTACTTTGGGGGTTAATGTCGCTAACAGCACCGGTGTTTATGTAGGCGGTGGTAATGCATCCACGACATTTTCAACTACATATTTTACAACTGGTAATACTACTGCTACTGCTGCCGGAGAATGGGTTCAAATTTTTGTTCCTTATAATATGAAATTGATTAGTTATAGTAATCTTTCAAGATATAAATATGCACGTCTCCCCGTTAAATATGTAATATTGGGCTCAACTGATGCTTCAATATGGTATGCACTCGATGTTGTTGACATCGGAACATGGGATAAATATATCCCATTGAAAAAGTATAATATAAATACTACTACCTATCCATATGGAAATAATTATTATTGTTTTTTTAGATATGTTATCCAAAAAATAGATGTGAAACCTGGAAATGGAGATAGAGGAATCGTAAATGAGTCCCAATGGAATTTAGTAGGTATGAAAGAGACAATCAACCCCGACTATGTATACATTGGTGGTAAAAATAGTCCAATTAGTTCATATTTTACTAATTATCTTGTAAATGTGCCAAGTGGATTGGGAATAGATAAATATGCAGGTTCTTATGAAGTAACATCTTCTAGTTATTTGATTAGTGGGGGTACTGAGTATATTGTGTATAATATTTTTAAAGGCGGTAATACATTGGTTCTAGATGAATATCAACCTTCATGGATTGCTACTGGATATCAATCAATAACCAAGCAAGCTTTAAATTATACACAAACTCCATATGATACTAATGGAAATTATAGAGGGGGTGGAAATGCTTCTAATACATATTCAACTACATATTATACAACTGGTGCAAGTACTGCTACTGCAACTGGTGAATGGGTGCAAATTAATCTTCCTTATAATATGCAATTATCAACTTATAGTGGACGTTCCAGATTTACTAATTTTAGACTTCCAGTTAAATACGTAATATTAGGTTCAAATGATGGTTCAACATGGTATGCACTTGATGTGGTTGACATAGGAACATGGGAAAATTATATACCATTAGAAAATTATAAAGTAAATACAACTACAAATCCATATGCAGTTAATTATTATAGTTATTTTAGATATGTTATCCAAAAATTAGATTCATCGCCAAGTGCGCGCTCTAGTGACAGATTATATGCAGATCAAAACCAGTGGAATTTGGTAGGTATCAAAGAAACGCCAAATGCAAATGTAGGAAAAACCATTTATATAGGTGCAAATAGCCCAACTGGATTTACATCCTATTTTACATCAAGAAATGTAACAGTGCCGTCTGGGTTTGCATCACCTGAATATGTTGGAACATATACTATAAATGAATCAAGTCACGCCGGTGTTAATCCGAATGGATATATACTGTTTATCAATAGTTCTGCTAATAATGGTTCACAATATACATCTATTTGGCATTGTGGATACGCTGGTGATTCTTATATAAATGGAACTGTAGTAAGTTATAATAGACAACCATATTTAAATGGCAATTATCAAGGTGCAACTGGCTATGTATTTGGAACATCGTATTATAGAACAGATAATTCATTATATTATACAGGAGGAAGTGCTTATGTAGGCGAATGGGTTCAAATTAAACTACCATTTAGAATGAAATTGACTGGATATTCACATAGAACACGATATGTTAACCCTGCGTTGAATGGTAGAAATCCCGACCATAATACAATCTTTGGGTCAAATGATGGAGTAATATGGTATGTTGTTCATACACAAGTTGGTGTTTCAACTGATTTGACGCCCGTTGTCGTAAATACAACCTCATTTAAGGATGGGATACATGGATTCTCTTATTTCCGTTGGGTAATAAATTCAACAGAAAGTGGAGATGTTGTAAACGAAAATCAATGGAACTTGATTGGAACAAGAACTACATAATCAATATTTTTTATATAGATAAATATATATGAAAAATAGAAAAAATTCAGTTTTAGTAAAAAAAAAGAAACCCAAAAAATCGCAAAACATCAAATCTAATACAAAAAATAAAAAAACGAGAAAAATACGATTGCGTGGAGGCATGGAAAATGAAGAACCCGTATGTCCTATATGTTTTGAATTTTTAGATGGAAATAGAGAAGAATACATGTTGATATGCGGAATAATACCACATGGCCCATTTCATAAAGAATGTATGGCAAATTGGTGTAGGGATAAAGTAGATAATTGTACTTGTCCAGTATGTAGAAGAAAATTAAATGACGAAGAAATGATTGATATTGGATTTACTGCAGTAATAATTTCAAGACGAAGAACCAACAGGTGGATTCAATCTTATATAGAATATATCAGTGATAAATTATCAATGAATGATATACCGCAAATTCCACAAGAATTGCAAGACTCAGTAGAAATAGAACAATACCACGAAGGTGGACCAGTTCGCCGTTTTTTGAATATCATTTCAATTCTAGTAGAAAAACTTTCAGCAGAACTTACAGTATGCGTAGAAAGAGGACTTTTACAAGATATTTATAAAAATGCTGCAATTGAATATATATACGATATTGCAGTTGAGATTATTGAAAACATAGATGATGATGATGATATTGTCAATTATCCCAATGATATATTTTACAGGGTCATAAAAGATATAATTCTGAATATAGAATATGAAATCAATATAAGAGAACACATACTAAATACACAAATGCCTTAAAATTGAGAGCTTTTACACAATGTTCTCAACTTCTTATTAGACCGTCGGAATAATCCTTACACATTCGGAATAATCCTTACACAGTCGGAAAAAATTCCCAATCCAAATCATTGCATACTTTTTTCCATATCATATCTTGTTCCAATTGTTTCTCCCGGTCTTTCATCATCGGAATATAAGGAAGATATTGGGTTTGGTCCAAGAGAACACATAATTGATACAATGTGTATGTATAGTTGAAAAAGTTCGTTCTGTTCGCGGGACAATGAACCGCCCATGGTCTTTGAATCTCAATAAAGAGAACACATAGCGTTTCATGCAATTCTTCATTCATAATAGGCGGTTTAATACCAAATTGCGAATTAATATATTGAATATGCTCAAAATATTTATTAAATCCCAATTTACGTAAAATATCGCGCATTTTGTCATAATTAATCAACGTTATATCGGTAATGCGCTCTTTCTTAATACGGTTACGAATTGCCTCAATAACTTCATCCGGTATTTGTGTAGTCTCTTTTGCTTGAAATTGTGAAAGAATCTCTTTAAAATGATTCAATCGTATATATGCTGTATAAGATACCTCGTTTGGTGGCTCTTTGTTTGTGGGTTTTGAACTATCCACAATATATGTGATAAATTTACCACAATTTTGATTATTACATATTAATATCCCCTCTTCATCCTGTGGAATAAGTTCTCCTTGATGACATACTTCACATACATCCGATGGAACAATAAAATCATGTATATTCAATATTTCATTATTGACATTTTTCCAATAATTTTGATAACTCTTCTTGGACTGACTATACTTATCACTGTTTACATTGGAGGATTGTTCATTCTTTGCATGAATTTTGAAGAATGAATTGAGAACATTGACATTTTGGTTATTATCTCCACATGAAACTTTTTTCTTTTCTTCAAAATATTCAAAAATGTGTTTAGAATTCTCCAATAAATATTGTTTTTTCTTGGATTTCAATTCACTAATATCTTTATCAAGAACACATATTTTATCACGAATGTCCATATAAACATCTATTTTATTTGTAGTAAGTTCTCGTAGCTTTTGTTTTAATTTCTTCTTTTCATTCATTAAATTTGGTATAATAATGGTTTCTAATTCATAAAAATAATTCAACATTTCGGTATGTTTTTCATCAATTGTAGTATTTGCATGTATTTTTTTAGACGGTTGTTTTTTTTGATTCATTATTCATAAATAAATATCCATTCTTTTATTTATGTATTTATTTGGTGAATTATTTTTTATGATTGCCACAATATTTTACACCTTTGCACAATTACTCGAAGGGAGCCCATTCTTGACCAATTTATCAACATTTGGGTGCACATTACCACTGCTTAAATCATGCGCTCCCTTCTGGCAAATGTGTAGAAATGTATTTTATAAATTATAAATAGCAAAGAGAACTTTCGCACATTATAGCAAAAAAAATATATTTAGTATAATATACACCAATAAACAAAACATGAACATTGTAAACTATTTGTTATATGTATTTTTCAAAGAAGAGGCCACAAATACCGGTATACTTGTATTATTGAGTTTAGTTATTACATTAATTCAAACAAATGGAATATCTTATATTACTGCAAATATAATTCAATCCGTTGAAAAAAATTCAAAAAAAACGACAATGGAATTTTTTAATTATTTTGTAATAGTATCTATTTTGTTTTTCATAATTTATTACATTTATAAATGTTATCAGAATAGAATTATCACCAAATTAATTCAATGGGTTAAACACGAAATATTTAAAATCATTCTGAAATCAAACAATGAAAACATGCAAAATGTAAATTTCATAGAATTTATAACACCAATTACTCGTATTTCAGTTTCATTTTATGCATTGTTTTATGATATTATCACAGTAATCATACCTACATTGGCATTTTTATTAATCATTTCATCCTATTTTTTATATGAAAATACAGTATTTGGCATATCCTTTCTAATTGCAAATTTAATATTATTTTATTATATTTATAAAAATTGGAATGATTTACGAAAAGCAAAAAATGAACAAGAAACAATCGTAAATAATAACGAAAAATTTATTATAGATATTTTAAATAATATTGACAAAGTAATTTATCGTGGTGAAACTATCAATGAAATTAATAATTTTACGTCATTGACAGACAATGCTATAGATAAAACCGTTAATTTTCTAGATAATATTACAAACCATACAAGTATATTAACATTTTTTGTGTATATTATTATTTTTACCTCATTGTTCTTTTTAATTAAATTACAATATACAAAGAAAATAAAATCGACGGTATTTATTACATTCATGACTATACTATTGTTATACAGAGATCGTATTATATCAACCATCAATAATTTACCAGATTGGTTAGAATTTGTAGGAAGAATTGAATATATTACAGAAGATTTTAATAAAATGTTAGGAAATAATGTTGATATTAACGAATTAATCAATAAGAATTATCATTCACATAATTTAAAATTCAATGATATTATGTTTGATAATGTTACATTTTACTATGAATCCAGAAAAACCACTCCCGTATTTACAAATGTTTCATTTAATATAAATACAAACCAAAAGATTATAGGCGTAACTGGATTAAGTGGAAAAGGTAAATCATCATTTGCGAAATTATTACTAAGATTATATGAACCCGTTAGTGGTAAAATATATATAGATGGTGTTGATATTTCCACAGTTGACCCAGATTACATTCGCCAGAATATTACGTATGTCAATCAGAATTCAAAATTATTTGATAAAAAAATTATGGATAATATTATGTATGGATGCAAAGATGCCAAAAAATGTGAAATATTTTTGAAAGAAATCATGAAATATCCAAAAATACAGGGATTATATAAAAACGTGGATATTTATAATACAAATGCTGGGTCTCTTGGTGAAAATTTATCGGGTGGACAGCGTCAAGTTGTAAATATTATAAGTGGATTGATAAATACGTCAAATATGTTAATATTAGATGAACCTACAAATGCATTGGATATAGAATTAAAAGAAGAGATTATTCAACTTATTGACGATTTTAGAAAATATAAAAAATGTATTATCATTATATCACATGATAAAGATATATATCATTTATTTGACGAAACACTCACGATAAACAATTGAGTTGTAAATATAACAAAATTTGATTGTTTAGATGGAATATGATAATAGTAATACAACATATGTTGTTTCTGAAAGTATTTTAGATAAAATGAATATATTGAAAAAATAATTATATTCGTAAAATATATATGGATAATTTAAAAAAACAAAAATTATTAACAAGATACAGAAATGCAATTGAAAAATCAAATTTTGATATAGAAAAAAAAGAAAAAATGAAAAACATTTTAAATGAAATAGATTCTGATTTTTTAGATGATAATGATAGTAAAAATTTTTTTGATATTTTACGTAAAGAACTTGATGATGATGATATTTTACGTAAAAAACTTGATGATCATGATAATTTAGAAAAACTTATAAATGATTTTAAAAACTTAAATGTAAGTAATTCGCCACGAAGATCTATACAACCGGTAACTAAAGAAATTATAAATAATTTCTATAAAAATATTGAAAAAAATAGAAGGTTATCAAGAAAACGCAAGTCTTCAAAAACTAGATCCAGTAATACTAAACGAAGAAGAACTTTACCAAAAACAATAGTAGATGAAATCGGTGAAGACGAACTAGATAAATTATACAGTGATGTTGAAAATATATCAATAAATAGTCCTTACGATGTTTTAAAAGGAAAACGAAAAAGAGGAGGTTCAAAAAACAAAACTAAAAAGAGAAAATAAATCGTAAAACTATGAATTTCGCTATATATACAGATAATATAGCATTACATGTCAGATAATTCCATTTTTTTGGAAACGCCTGATATTATAAAAATCAATAAAAAACAATATCAAAAATTTATATTTATTAATAATGCATTAGAAGATGGGTGGTCTATTAAAAAAATGAATGAAAAATATATTTTTACAAAAAAACATGAAAATCGTAGAGAAATATTTCAGGAAGAATATTTAGAAAATTTTATTATTTCAAATTTCAAGACCTGATAATTGTTTTTTTTGTTGTTATTAATAATATATACCATATATGGTAACGATTATTAAATGTTCTGAAAAATAAAATAGAACTGTGAATTAAAATATACAATTCTATTTTATTTAGCAATAAATCCTGAAATTATTTTCTTGGAATAGTATATAACCTAAAAAATGGGTGGAGCACTAATGCAACTAGTCGCCTACGGCGCACAAGACGTCTTCCTTACCGGAACTCCAGAAATTACCTTCTGGAAAGTATCATACCGCAGACATACCAACTTTGCCATGGAAAGTATTGAACAAACTTTCTCTGGACAAGCTGATTTTGGTCGCAGAGTTACTTGCACCATTTCAAGAAATGGTGATTTAGCTTACAGAACCTACCTTCAAGTCACCCTTCCAGAAATCAACCAATCCCAA